ATCATACGCAATGATGTTGTGACCAATGACCTCTTCAGCGTTCATCAGTGTAAACATCGCTGCTTTGATGTCGTCTTCGCCAGGACCATATTCTTGTACTTCGTCGGTCTCGACGTGTCTCAGAACTATACAGTGGATCTTGCTGATTGTGTCTAAAAGTCCATCGCTCTCCAAGTCCCAAACCCAGCGGCTCAACGGTAATCTCCTGAGCCGTTAAGGGATCTTCTTTGCTTCCTGAGTGCTAGTTTCTCCAGGTTCATGTGAGCTAACTCATTGAGGCTTACACCTAAGTCTCTCGAGAGAGCAGCCACGTACCATAAGACATCTCCTAGCTCAAAGATAATGTCTGCACGTTGTGCGTCTGTCAGGCGCTCGTTACCATCAAATCTGATGTCTTCATCGCGGATCATCTTCTTGATCTTGTCGCACACTTCGCCAGCTTCGGAAGCTAGACCCAGCGCTGGGTATATGACCTTCCATTTGTAGATCATTGTACTGGCTGCATCTGCCTGGTACTCATTCATATTTAAATTGTGAGGGTAAACACTACTATCCATCAGTTCTCTCCTTCGATGGTCTTGCTTTAGGTTTTAAGGTGTAACTGGTGCCAACAGGTCGACAGAGGACAGCTGTGTCTCGATAGACATCAGCCAGGGCATCATGGATCTCCAAGGCCACTGAGCATTGCTCGAAGCTCGGAAACAGAAGCTCTGTCTCATAGTGATAGTCGATCTCTGGTATCCAGTAGATTATTATTAAGATTGTCCAATGGTGCATCAGAAAGGCACCTCTCCGTCGAACTCATTGAAGTCGTTAGTTTCAGTAAGTCGTCCTGTATTTAAGTCATACTTAAGAACACCAGCTGGTCCTACTTCCCCTGTGTGTCTGTTCTTTAAGACAACCAGGTTTCTTTTGCCCGAGGTTGGATCTTCAGCATCGACGTTTATGCCAATACAGGTGTCTGCCAGTTGCGCTATCGCATGTGATCCTCGTAGCTGACTGAGGCTAACTTGAGCACCACCTTCGTGGCCTTTGTCGCCCTGAGGTCGTCTCAGGTGAGACACTAGGATTAGGCAGATGTTTAGCGCCTGGACCTCAACCCGAAGTCGGGTCATGATGTCATCTACAAGCCTTCGCTCGTCGTTGACACCTGACGTCAGACCAGAGATTAGGATACTGATGTGGTCTAAACATATGACCTGGCAACCTAATGCCTTGTTCATGTATCGGATGCGGTTGATGATGACATCCAGGTCGGTAGATCCAAAGTGATCAAACAAGTAGAATTCACCAGCCTTACGCATGTCGTCAAAGGCAGACACAATGTCCTCTTCACAGGTGTCCTCGACAGACACACTGATGTTTTTGTTCATGTGAAGACCGACCAGGCCCTGGGCTGTGCGTTTGACACTCTCTTCAAGCATCATCATACCAATCGGAAACCCTGACTGTTGAACATGATACATTAGCTCTCTGACGAAGGTAGACTTGCCGACCCCCGAGCCAGCGGCAATGGTGACCAGTGATCCCAGCCGTAAGCCCTTCGTCAGATCGTTGAGCTTCGCATATGGATAACTAATGGGAGAGACAGCATCCCCCACACCTATGACCTCTCGGAGATCGGCAGCTGCCACGATACCGTCAGGGCGATAGTCTCGCGCCTGGTGTATCGCCTGTATTACTGTCTTTGCATCTCCTTTGACGAGGGCTTCATTAGCATCTTTGTGTTCACCCAGGTTTGCAATCTTACACAAACCGATAGGCAATGCTTCTGCACACTCGATGGCTGCTTCGCGTCCAGGTTCGTCGTTGTCAAACATCAAAACAACGGACTCAAAGCTAGTCACATAATCATAGTTATTTAGTAGAGCTTTTTTTGCTGACTGACAGCCATTGGGCAGACTGACAGTCGCCCATCGATGGTTCTGGATTTGGCTGATGCTCATGGCATCAAGTTCGCCTTCTGCAACAACTAAGATCTTCCCAGTTGACCACAAGTGTGACCCAAACAGTGTCATAAACTTAGCATCACCAACGATGCTGAAGTCTTTGTTTTTAGTTCTAACCTTTTGTGCTACTGGTCGGCCTTTTCTATCTCGGTACGTCGCCAGCTGGACTGTTTCGCCTCTGTACTTACCAACCGTGTAACCAAACTTTCTACACGTCTCCTCAGTGAGCTTACGCGCCCTCAGGGCTTGGAATTCACCATTAATTAGGGGTATCTCAGGACGCTCCTTTGGGGTCCACTGTGGAGCCTCTCCGTCGCCGCCAGTCCACGCTCCGCAGCCGAAGCAATAGACATGCCCATCGCTGTACATCGCGCCGTTGTCGCGTGACCCACATTGGTCACACGGGACGTGTTGTACAAACTCACTGGTTTCATTCATAATGTAACTCCCATTACAATAAACAAAAAGAGGGCAACCTAAGTTGCCCCCTTGCTCTCCTTCTTGGCTTCTTCAAGCCAATCCTCAGGAATTACCTTCTGCGCGTACTGAAACCCGTGTTTTTGACAATACATCGCATAGCTAGTTGGTGATCCCTTGTATAACTTTGCGTTCTCGTTGGAGAAGACAAAGCGTATGTCGAGGTCAGGAAACTGGTCTTTAATCAGTAAATGCTTCTGACGGTCCTGGACCGCCCAGATGCCTTTAGTCTCGACAAAGAAAAAGCCCCCTGGTTTAGGGAGCTTGAAGTCTGGTGTGTATCGGGCTTGTCGGGCTGGGACTGTGTAAGAGATCTTATCAGTCTCATACTGGAGTTTTATTCCAGCCTGGATGATCTGCTCACTTATTCGTTTCTCTAGCCCTGATCTAAACCCCAGCCGTATCGCGGTCCTAGAAGTCCTCAAGGTCTTCTTGAGAAGGCGTAAATTGATCTTCTGATCCACCTACCTCAAAACCATCAACAGCATCGAAATCGCCAGCACCATCTGTAGACCCACCCGACACGGGATTGATCACCTGGACAGCTGCTAGTCGAAGGCTGATGCCTTTCTTTGCGCCGTTTGTGTAGGCGTCGACCTGGCCTGATGCTCGAAGTTCTGTTCCCGAGAACATCGACGGGACCTGATCTAAAGGGATCGGGTTTCCTTTTGCATCATAGTATTTAGGTTGATACTTTGACTGGATCTTAAATAGGTATTCACCAGTTTCATCGTCGACCTTAAATGGCTGATGAACCTTGTCTTTTGCACCAAAGTTCTCTGACTTAACCTGTGTAATTAGGTCGGTCATGTGCTTTGCCTGGTCTGGTGTAAGACGTAGCTCAACCTTATACTTACCTTCGGGATCAAAGGCTGTGTCTGGTCTCCCTGGTTGCAGCCAAGGGTATTGGGCCGTGCCAGCTGGTGACACGAACTTAGATTTACTCATAGAAATGTTCTCCTTGAATTGTTTCCTACTTCGAAGCTTTTTGTTGGCTTCTAAGGGGGTCTCTTAGTTGTTAGCTAAAGCAATACTCGCTCTCTAAGACCGAGGTGACATCCAGGTCACCTTTCTGGGGTATACTCGCTAGATCCATATCTGGGTTAGACAGCCTGTGGCGACACTCAATCTCAAAGTTCTCGAAGACACAGTTGTCCTCATACATGTCGACTATTGCGTTTCTGATGTTTTGATAGAACGTCCAGGTATCAGCTGCATTAGTTCCAAAGCTATCGTGGATCATAAAGAAGTCTTGGATACCATGATCTAGTGCATGACAGATTGTTAGATGCATGTGCGCTGCATCAAGACTATGGACGAAGTTAGGTGCTACGCCAGCCCGAGCTTTCCTGGTGTCATAAAGTGGCCCAGTACCATTTAAAGTCATCCTAGTGTTTTTCGGCATCTTGGCTTCTCGGTCATACAAGAAGATCCTGACCCGTTTAACATCAGGCTTAGTGTATCTCTGGACAGCTGGGAAACCCGAGGGTGTTGTCCACCTGACAGACCGCCCTTCTCGGGCTAATGCATCAGCATATGACTGTAAGAATGCCATACCTTTGGCTACCGAAGAAATGACCTTCTGCACTGCCTGGTAATTGAACTTAGCTAAGAACCTGGCATATTGCTCTTGTTCTTTAGCATTTCCGAAAGGGTGCTCGGGTATAATACGGTAGTTAACATCACGCTGGAGGGGCTGCATAAGGTCTTCAATGATCTGATCGCCAAACCCTCGCTCTATGGAACTATAACCGTATGTCATTACGTTCCTCTTAACAGTTGACCTGGTGATCCCAAACTCTAGCCACTTCTGTGCTTCCGCAGACCCATCCTCGGTTAGATCCTGGATTACCTGGTTAGCCACAGTCTGATAGACGTCCTGGCATTTATCTGAGGGGAGTAGGTTGACCATATGACCATCCTCAGATGACCTAAGTGCCAGGGCGTAATGCTGTACGCCACTGTTCGTCCCATCCAGGGAGATCGGAAGGTGACACACTGGATCATCGCTGAAGTATGCAAAGACAGCTGCAAGAAACTGAAAAGGCTTGTCTGCTTGTGTCCAGAGATCCACTGTGCCTTTTGGGTCATTATTGACCAACCTCAACCACCGTTCATTATCTAAGACCCACTGTATTCGATCATCGAGGGAAGCCTTCGATACTTTCTTAAAGTCTCCTACGTTTGCCAGGTGTATCGCCAGCCAACCTCGGTCTTCTTCAGCTACGGGTTTTCCCCTGGCAAACTCAAAGAGTGCCTTAATGTGGTCGTCGCGGTGGTAGTTAAAGTGGCAGACTGGATACATCCTAGAACGGAAGTCAAAAGAAAACCCACAGTAAAACTGATCGGCCTCTGACATTCTGTAAGCAGTCTTTAGGTCCTCATTCATGACAACCAGGTTTGCTACACTTTCTCTTCTCTTAATGTGCCAATCCTTTTGGTCACGCTTGCGCTGGAACTGTTCTTTTTGATCCAGGTCTTCAAAGTCGTCTGGTAACTTTGGAAACTCTGGTGGCTCAAGTTCGGGAAACTTGGGTATCCGTACCTTTTCGGTAACACAGTAATCCAAGACATCCAGGACACGTTTGTTAATTCTAAATGGTGTTGCTTGGAGAGCATTGATTGCTTTGATGTACAGAGGTTCACCTTCAGTCTCAAAGTTTCTCTCTATTGCTCTCCTTTGTTCCGCTGTAGCTTTTCTGACCAGTGGAACTAAAGCAGCTAATGTTTCATTCTGGTAGCAACCCGTGTCATAGGCGCTCCAGGGCTTAGGTGGAATTAGCGACGGTGCAAACATAGGCTGCGCCCAGGAAGCATCAAACTGACGTTGCTTGAGTAAATCTTCTGCCTGGTCAGTCAAACCGATGGTCCTGTGTGTCTTTAAGTTTTCCTCAACTGTAACCACCTCGAAGACATCAACAGCTTCAAGTATAGCACTAAGGATCGGGGATGCGACTTTGACCTTTTCGGCACGACCCCACTTCTTAAACTGGAAGCCAGCCTTAGATGCAATGATCCTTGCAGCTTTCAGTCGGTATCTTTCACTAGAGTGATCTTTAGTAACCTGGGCGACCAACCGTTTAAACAAGCTCTTGTCAAAGTCCTTTAGCTCGTCAGCCCATATCTCAAGCTCTATCCTAGTTCCTATCGATGTAAGACAGCCAGCTAAAGAGTTCTGCTTTAAGACAGTCTCATAACAACTGTTCAAACCTATGTATGCTAACTTATGTGGGTCCTGGTCGACCAGAGTGTCAAACCACTCGCTCTTTCGTCCTCGACCACTGTCAAACCTCTTTCTGTCTTCATCGATGAGGTCGATAATCCTTTGGGCCACTATAGGTAAAACCTTAGTAATCTCCTGGTGCGGTATCTCGCGCTGGCTTGGTGATAACTTCTCTTGTCTTCTTTTGTAACGCTCCTGACCTCTTTGGATCATTTGTTCTTCTAATTTATGCTGCTGCTCATAAACCGTCGTCATTCTTGTAGTACTCCCTTGGCTTCTAAGGGGGTCTCTTAGTCCCTTGCTCGATAAGCCTTTGTTTTTATTATATCTTTAGTTCAATAAAAAGGGGCCTACTTGGCCCCCATAATCCTCGCTATTTCCTCCTGAGTTTCTGGTGTTTGGTGGACATATTTAGCAGTCGTTTGAAGACTACGATGCCCTAGTTGTTGAGCTACTGTAATAGTAGGTAACTTTAATTCGTTAGCCATCTTAGTAGCGGCGGTGTGTCTTAAGATGTGAAAGACAAACTCTTTGTCGTTCTTAGCAATCCTGTACCGAGCCTCGTCCCACACATTGTAAAACTTGCGGTGGCTGTAGAACTTACCTGGTCTAAACTCTAGTGCCATCAGTGCGGCAAAGGTTGAACCAGCGCAGACAACATCACGGTCATCTCCGTTCTTTGTGTCAGTCAAATGCACTGTGCACTTGTCACTATCAACCGTTACCATGTCAGGGGTAATCGATAGGATCTCACCGTGGCGCATACCTGTGTTCAGCGCCAAAGTGCACATGTGTTTCATCCACCAATACTTTCCACCTTTGTACTGGTCTAAGAATGTGTCGAGTTCGCTTGCTTCCTCATCACTCAAATAACGCACTCGGTTACTTCTAACTTTAGCAAACTTAATCTTAGGCAGCTTGGAGATGATCTCCAGATCAAGTGCATGTTTAAGAATAGAACTGATAGCAGCCTTGTAGTGATTGACCGTATTCTCAGACAATCCTTGTTCTTTAAGGTGTAAGCAGAACTGGTGAATGTCTACTGCACTGACATCCCCGATGTCCTTAAAGCCTACTTCCTGGAATGCTCCAAACCGATGCAACTTAGAACGGCTCTCGGATAGGTGCTTATCTCGCCAAATGTTCGGACCCTCGGTATTTACAAAGTCAATAAAGTTCATGTTTCTCTTCCCCCGATTTAGAAGGGTGGCTCTTCGTCTTTCTGGGTTGGTAGCCACACCTTCTTGGTTTCTATTTGTTTTGCCTGGGACCGCTCCTCGGTAGTCCCGAACATAATCTTGATGAATTCTTCGATGGTGTTACCCCAGAGCATGAGCGCCCAGGAGTAACATGTAGCCAATAGCGACGAGGCTGAGTGCGCCGATGATGTCACCCAGCATCTCTAGTTTCCTTCGCCCAGGCTCGAAGAATGCGGTGCAGCGGTAGATCACCAATGCGAACCCATGTATCTTCAGTCGAAGAATATCTGCGCTTTTCCATCAGTCTTTTGATGTCTACAGGCAGCTTACGGGTTGATACTGCTTCTTCCATTTTGATGATTTGTTCTAACGTAAACATGTTGTTCTCTCCTTTCGTTTACCAGTTGATTGCGTCGTAGCCGTTGTCGGTAATTGTGTAGTTGACGTTGCCGACGCCTCTTACGTTCTTGTGAAATGGGGCAATGCCATTGACTAAAACTCGCTTGATCATCTTGCGTCTAAGCAGTTGGTTCAGTGCTTTGGCGTTCTTCTTGTCGTCGGCAAATGGGAATGGGTAAACCATGCTGTCATTGCGTCGTGCAGCGGTTTGCAAAATGATGGACATTGCGTCCGACAGTTGATCGCTGAGGGTGCTCATTATTCTACCCCCCGTGACCAAAGGTTAATGTCTTGAAGCCTAGCTGATGAGTTGAACCGCTCGAGTAACTCATCGCGCTGTGCGTCTTTCAATGCAGATCTGAGTAAGCTGCCTATGACTTGCTTTGCAGATTTGGCATTGTCACAGTACAGGTGGCTAAGAGCAATCTCTAAGCCTTTTCGCTGGGATTTAGTTAAAGTAGTCATCTTTCAGTCTCCTTTTAGTAAGGGACTGATGAGTTCCGATGATCACTTATGTCTGGTAGCGGAGGAGGGACTTGAACCCCCGACACGCGGATTATGATTCCGCTGCTCTAACCACCGTCGACTTATGATCACCGATCTCATCGTCCGTACACTTAATATAAGCATCGGATACACTAATTACAAGTCCTAGACTTAAGTTTTCCCATAAGGGGGTCTCTTAGTCAGCAAAAAACACCGATCCAAACTGATGTTAGACCGATGTTTACTTATTATGTTTGACTTGCGTCGGTTGGCATACACCTAGCGGCAATCTTGTAGAACGGATTGCTTTCATATGCGAACCAGCTGCTTTGGTTAGCTATAGTTGAGCACTGATGTTCAGTCATGGGTTCGCTGTAGACGTACTGGTTGCCGACAAAGTGCCAGTCAGTCCCGTCGAAACCCCAGATAGAAAACACCAGGAGAAAGGTTTTCATTTCTCTATTAACTCAAAGTGTGGGCCATCGATGAACGGACGTCTACCCTGGGAGCGTCTAAGGTCGACGTATGAGTTCATCGCATCTTCCATTGAGCCATTCCAGTGTCTGATGTTCATAGGATATGGCATAGCCTCGGTTGCCCAGGATGCACCCCAGCATATGTCGACACCAACGTCTCGAGCAGCTGATGCCATAGCGTCGGCTATCTCGTCGTAGAGGTTGAGCTCCCAGCGCCCATTGGGTGTTGCGTTGCTGTCCCAGGCCATAAGATCAACAGCTAGTCCATCTAGGTGTTTACTTTTCATCGTCTTCGATGCTCCAGACTTGACGAGCTTCTCTTGCTCTGTTCGAGTACGGAGACCACAAATCACGCTGAAGTCTTGCGAGGATCGACCGATGGCAGATTTAACAACTGCAACCATGCGTTCATCTACGCCTTCGAGCTTTTCGAGGCTTCTCTTGCCTAACTTAAATGCCATTACTTCTTGTTCCTTCTGTTGTAGTCCCAGAGCCGATAGACGTTTACGATTGTGTTGATGCTCACCATTGTGAACAGGCAGATCCATTGCCAAAGTTCCATCTCTAGGCTCTCCTTCTAGTTACTAAGTTCATTAATCCTCGGCCCATCTCGCTCGGGCTTGGGGCCAGCCATCCGAGCACCAGGGCAATGATTACCCAGGGTGGTATGTCCTGGTTCATAATACGGATGCTATCGACGTCCCTGGTCGTCACTGTGTCTTCGAGTTCGTTGACCTCGATGTCACCCCCTTCGCTTCTAATGTTGCTCTGGTCGGCTACGATCTGTTGGTTAGCCTCAGCTGCCATCTGTGTCCCGACAGCCGTCAAGGTTGGGCCGCTGTTTCCACCGCCGATCCCTGGAAGCCAACTAAGAGGGGAACATGACGCCAGGACAAATGCACTACTTATTGCTAGTGTTGCTATAGCTTTGCTCATGGACCACCTTGTTGGGAGTTACTGTTGTCTTTGACTCTTTGCCCATCCAAATGCCAAAGCAGCCAGTTAGAGCGCCCATGCAGACGGACACTAAGCCAGCCTGGTATGCATTCACTTCGTCACTAGGGATCGACATAAACCAGTGGACTGATTGGTAGGTAAGAAGGGTTACCAGGGCCATCATAAGTCGGGGTAAGATCTTCAAGTCATCTATGAACCTAGCGGTTACTTGTACCATCTCTAATCGTCCTTACTAAATGTAATGCTATTTGTTTCTCTCTGGTGATAATCAGGATGCGTCCTTGATCATCGAGGAGAATGTATCGGTTGTTACGCTCGAGCAGCGTCACAGCTAAAAGCCTTTGAAGTACCAAATGAGCCCTATGATTGCACCGATAGTAGCTGTGGCACCTACCCCCACACCAGCAACAACAGAGATCGTCTCAATCATCTCTTCGCGCTCTTGCTGTGCTTTTCTCTCAGCTTCCTTACGTGCCTTCCGAGCATCAGCGCAGAACTTAAGGAAGTCGCCGTGTAAGCCTGGGCGGCCTGTGTATATCATTATTTGCTTGAGTTCTTCTTCAGCTTGCTTCATCTGTTCTAATGCTAAGAACTCTTCCAGATCTGACTCCAGGCGAGGGGCAAACATGCTGTTCTTCTTCTTCTGTAGACGCTTGTGTGTCGCGTCTTTGTTCTCCACCATCTTGGAGATGCCAGCGGCAGCTGAGGCTATATCCCTCCCAGCTGACACAGTTTGCTTGACGATAGCAAAGCCAGCATTAAAGGCGGCAAGTTCAGCTAACATTAGTTGTCTCCTAGAACTGCTCTCCTAGGTTACTGTTGTGTTGTGTATGAGGCTTTTTGTTGTCGTTCCATCATATACTCTACTGCATCTCGAATAGCCTTGATGTTCTCATCGATCCTGGCGAGAGATACTTCCTGGGACTGCACGACAGCCTCGAGTTCGCTTACAGTGATCTGCATGTCCATGATGTCACGCATGTTTCTCTCTATGTCTGACATCATCATGGAGACCGTCCAGACGATTGCACCAGCTTGAACTAGTAGGCCAAAGATCAGGGTAATTGGCACGGACTTCGACAGGTGCCAGCTGTCCACTGGTGGATTATCAGACATGTATATACCCCTATATATACCTAAGTTTCGTCGAGTACTGATGGACGTACCGCTTTGACCTCATCGATAGTTGTTGCGCTGTCTATTGCTGGATCAGCTGGTGCATCCCTAAGTCTAGCTTTCTTGTCAGCTATGTCTGTCAGTGCAGCCTGGTCGTTTGCTTCCAACGCACGCATGTAATCCACATCTAGTTTCTGGAACTTAGCTGCTCGTTCAACTCTTATGAATTGTCGCTTTAGACCTTTTGCACGGTCAATGTCATAATCAATCATTTGGTGCTACTCCGTAAACTAACTGCTCGAACTCAGCGTCTAACTCGGCTTGTGTTTTTGCTGTCCCATCCTCATGAGTTTGTGGGACCAGGTATCCAGCATCTGCATCATTACCGTGGTCACCCCCGACGCCATCTGTCAGGATGTCATCAGAACAGGTCCAGGCGTTTCTGTACTCGTCGTTTAAATCGAGCGTCAGGTCACTGGTTGCTACGATCTTGAATGGGTGGCCCGTAGGCACATCCTTTTCTGCAATCTCTTGAACTGTAAGACCACAGTTGTCGGCTGGGGATACTATTGCCAGGACACCCTCACGCGACTTATATAGAATTCTGTAATCGCTGTTTGGCATGATGCCTCCTCTTATGTCTTAAATGCTAAAAGTGAGCAGCTTGATTGATTTCGGCGATTTCCGTAGCTATCCACACTTTGAATATCGATGTAACCAGTCGCTCGACGGTACACCATGTCGACGGTGTTATATCCTGAGATGTAGAACTGAAACTGTATGGCGGCTGCTCTGTAGTCGCTGAAGTTGTTTTGGAATGCTGTCGTCCAGTTCACGCGGAGAATACCAGTACCGAGGTCAGAAACACTTGATGTCCCAGTTTCCCATGAACTTATGCTTGCGTTTGTACTAAAACGAACCGCGCCGACAACGTCACACTCGTCGATGTCTTGTGTCCCACCAGATGTGGAAACCAGGGTGTGATAACCTGGGTTACGCAAAAGGCCATAGAAGTAACTGTTGTAATAAACGTTAGTTGTATAAACGTTAACCCGTGATTGACTACTCGTGAAATGATAGTTGTATCGCTGAAGCATACGATAGCTATAGGTGTTGGATGTGTAAGGCGTCTGCGCTGACACAATGTTGCAACCGTCCCAGCTAGTTGTCCTGTAGCCTTGGGTAGTACTATCGAAGTTATAACTGTAGTTGCCTGTGCCGTGCGCGGTGATACTAGACACGCCGTGGGACCCGTAGATCGTTGTGCCATTGGCCGCGCATGTTGCGACTGGGGTTTCTGCCATTGTAAACTCCTAATCGAAATGCGCCCATGAAAGCATGGATATATGGTTGATAGACCAGTCGCGGCCCACGCGGTAGGCGTTGTATCTGTGCCTCGCCCTGGTGCTGCCTGTGTTTTGCTCATAGGCATACTTATAAAAGAATAGAACGCCCGTGCCATAGCCATAACCAGATTGTCGATTGTCTGTACCCTGGTGAATGCACGGGTTGTAGGCGCTGCTTAATGTTGTTGAGTAATTAAAACGATAGTCACCCGACGCAACGTAGCTTGTCGAACTGACGCCCGATGATTTACTTGAAGACAAAGATCCACCGATAAAAGCACCAATAGCATGTAGCTTGCCTTTGCGCTGTCGACCATAGAAGTCAGACATATCGAGTGCGCCAGAGGCGGGGACGTCATCCACAATATCATAATAGTCGCTCATGCTAGTCTGGCCTGACTTGTTGAACTCCGTCCGTAACTGGCTCATTGAGATTGCGCCAGACGATTGCAGTGTCATACCTTGTCCTCCTTCAGCTGCCTGACCTCTTCTTTTAACTCTTTGATCGCCTCAATTAGCAGCGGCACGAGCTTCTCGTACTGAACCGTTTTGTACTCAGGATCAACAGGGGCTGGTTTAACCACTTCTGGCATTACTGCTTCAACTTCTTGGGCAGACACACCAACCTGACGAGCGTCATTCTCGTAGCCTAGCTCCTTGGCTTTGTCGTTCTCGCGGTAGTAGTATCCACTAAGTTTGCTTACCTTGTCTAAAGCACCATCGATCTTACCTTCGAAGTTCTTTAACCGTTCATCTGAGTAGTAAGCTGTGATGTCGCCAGTGGCTGTCAGTGCGCCTGTTACAGCGGCACCGCCACTCACAGTTGCGAAAGTAGCCGTCCCGTTATAGTACAAAGCTGTTCCAGCGTTTTGAGCAATATATATAGCCCACTCATTGTCAGTATCATTATAGATACCACAGCTGCCAGCCCAGTCAGACATAAAGACCCAATCGTCTCGGATTGCGTATCCAGCCCAAGTAACACCACGGTCATCGTCAACCTTGATTGTGCCGTAGTTACCTGTTGCAGTGTCAACGTAACCAGCACCAGTGGCATTGCCAGCGTGCCAGATGGTGTTTCCCTGAAATGTAAAAGGTGCGCCAGAAACACTGCCAGTGTTAAACTCTGCGCCACCGTGAGTTGAAAGGCCATAAGATGGCGCATTACCAGAACCCCAACCACTGGGAGAGCCAATGTGAACCCTCTCGTACATGTGGATGTAGTCACCAGTTTGACTGCCTAATCCAGCACCTCTTATACCAGCGACCTCTAAACCTTCATTACTTCCAGTGTAGGTCAATTTGCCTGTAAAAGTATCTGCCGCATCACTACGCAAGAACTGTGAGCTAGTTAAACCTACAATGTCGGCTACAGTGCGAGAGGTAGTGCCATTCGATAAACTGCCAGAGAGGTAGAGGTCTTTGAAGCGATTGAAGTTGTTGCCCAGTGATACGTCATTGTCTACTTCCGCACCTGTCTCATCTACAGGAGTTAAAGCGGAGCTTGCGCCAGTAAGTCCCGCCCCCTGACCAGAACGAGGGTCAAGCACTATCGTAGATACAACGCCCGACCGTGAAGCAATACTCCCCACACTAGTGCCGTCTTTGTAAAACCCTGCAATATCGCCATCAGACGTAAGACGATTTAAATTTAAAGGAGTACCACCATCATTTGTAATGTTAATACGTGAGCCACCACTATCCGCAGAATTAAATGCCGCAATACCTTCGGTGCCAAAAGTAGTAACAGTCTTACCCACCAACAGATCACCGCTGCCATTAATGGTAAGCCTTCTATTGTTATTAGTTCCTACGTACCAATCAGTGTTTTCATAATTCCAGTTAAATGCGCCAACGCTATCAATGTAACCAACTTGAAAACCATTACCACTAGTATTTCCTGTTGCATTGGTTGTGATTTGAATATCTGCCCTTGTTGCAGAACCGCCAGAAATATGTAGTGGTGTTACTGGCGCAATTCCACCAATCCCTAGCCCAGTTGTTGTAAGCCTCATGCGCTCTGTACTGTTCGTGTAGAACGTATGATCGTTTTGTCTTGCGTTGTATCTCAGGCCGCCAGCATTATTCTCTGTCCCGACGTAACTTTCCCATTGGCCTGATGTGTTGTGATACTCAAACCCAGCAAATCCAGCGACAGTGACTTTCGGCATTGACTGGAAGTCAATTTGTCCAGTTGCAGCATCAGCCGCATCACTGCGTAAGAACTGCGTGGAGTCCAGACCGTCGACTGTAACAGCGTCTACGTTTGATAGATCAACTGTCGACCAGGCGTAATCACTTCCGTTCCATTTTAAGTATTGGTTCGTAGATGCACCCGATGTGTTCAGATGTGTGTCGACATCGCTGTCAGCGTAACCAGCTGGTACACTAGCCCAGTCGTAATCACTTCCGTTCCAACTTAAGTACTCACCAGAGCTTGCTGTCGAGGTGTTTAAGTGGCTGTCGACCAGTGGATTAACATTGGCTGCATCAGTCACATCAGCTGACGCCTCGATTGCACTTAGCTTGCTGTGGTCTGCATCAGTGAAAGCATTTGTATCACTGTTGCTTTCATATGCTGTCTTAATCTCAGCCGCTGTCTGATCGGCGGTGGCGTTACTTTCGATACCATCTAATTTGATGCCATCAACTGACACATCCCGACCATCGAACAGCTGTGTACTGTTGAAGGTAATGTCACCAGTCATTGTGCCACCAGTTAGCGACATGTAATCTTGGCCTGATACATAAGCGTCGACCCAGGCAGAACCGCTGTACACCTTCATCGCAGTATCAGTACTACTGAAGTAGAGCATACCAGCGGCTAGTGCGTCACCGTCGTTGTCTGTTGTAGGGTCTGATGACTTAACCCCTAGGTACCGATCATCGAAGCTATCGAAGGCAGCTAGTGCACTGTCCCTGGCACCCTCAGCGGCTGTCTGAGCAGCTGATGCGGTAGAGGCACTTGAGGATGCCTCAGAGGCTTTAGTGGTTGCTGTGGATGCACTCGAAGAGGCATTTGTAGCCTGGGTGGATGCCGTAGTAGCACTTGAGGCCGCATTGGTTGCTTGGGTGGATGCTGTAGTAGCACTCGAGGCTGCGTTTGTTGCGCTGGTAGCTGCGTTGGTCTCACTGCTTGCTGCATTCGTTGCACTTGTGGCAGCGTTTGTTGCTTGAGTTGATGCTGTTGTAGCGCTCGAGGCTGCTTCAGAGGCTTTAGTTGTGGCTGTGGATGCACTAGTAGATGCCTCAGACGCCTTGGTAGTAGCTGTAGAAGCACTTGATGCTGCATTGGTTTCACTAGTAGCAGCATTAGTCTCACTAGTAGCTGCGTTAGTTGCACTTGTAGCTGCGTTAGTTGCACTTGTAGAAGCTTCAGAAGCTTTAGTGGTGGCTGTAGATGCATGAGTAGCAGCTGTGGTTGCACTTGTAGAAGCTTCAGAAGCTTTGGTGGTGGCTATGGTGGCTTGACCAGAGGCAGAGGTAGCAGCTGTTTCAGCGTTAGTCTCAGCTGTCTCAGCCGCTGCTTGAGCTACCTGGGCTGCATCCCTGGCTGCTTCAGCTGCGTTCTTTGCGCCATCTATTGCGTTCTGTTCATTATTGGTAATACCAGTACCAGAATAAAATGAAGACTTTGCCATAAGTATTAACCTTCGATGTAAAGAGCTACAGGTTGCATTGACTGTACAGTTCCAGATGTCTCAGCGTCATTTGCTTGTTCTTGCATCTCTGCCATGAACTGAGCAAACTTACCTTCAAATAGAGGACCACGCTCATCCAGATAATAGTCTGATGCATACGCTAGAGCACCGTAGATAATCAGGTCAGAGCCTATAAGAGCCAAGTCATTTTCGTCAGTGTCTGACGTCATGTCAGTAAATGAAGCATAATAGTTCATAGTTAGTGTGCCAGTTGTCGGGTATGGGTAGATCCTCATCAGTTCACCTTCACGGGAAAATGACGTAGGTGTCCCCTGTTCGTTACCGTCTGACATTTCCACCATTTTAGCTAGAGGCACACGCTTTAGGTTTGTACTGTCGTAGTAAAAATCAGTAATCTCTAGGAAATCTGACGGGATCGTTACAAATGACGTAGAAGATAGAATTGTGTACGTCTGCGTCTTTTCCATCGGTGGTATTCTTAGTGTACGTTCAATACGTGCAATACTTTGATCGATAAAGGTATCAGCCAGGGTATTACTACAGTCAGTCCTATTTAGTAGGGCCAGGAAGTGCGCCCTGATTTCACCTTTGTTCATTTCTACCTAACTTTCTTTCTTGCTGCCATGTTGTCGACCAGGTTTGGATATGGACGACCAGCTGCTCTAGCTCGAGCCTTTGCAGATGATACTTGTGATGGTGTCATCTTCTTGCGCTGACTTTTGGGCTTCGGGTTTTTCTTATTCCAGGGAGCTTTACCCATTACTTAACACCCTTCATACATTCACCGTTGAGTTTACAAGTTCCTGGTGTTGGACACCCTTTGCATGGCTTAAATGGTCCTTTGTCGCTGTACATAAGTTAGATCCTCTTTTCGGTTGCTAGAAAGTAATCAAGGTTTTGGTCTCGAAGACGTTTCATGATTTCTGGGCCAGTAGACTGATAGAGGTCGAAACCCTCGCGCAACCATTGCTCATGTACTGCAACGGGGATTGAGGCTACGCGCATGAATTCACCTTCGCGCTGGTCCTTAGATGCATTTCGACTGTCCTTTAGGTCGTCCAGAAATGCTTGGCTTATCTCTTGGGTGTGCTTACGGACGACGTTGTCGCCTTCCTGTAAGTACTCAGTTTCTACACCTAGCAGTTCTACGCCAGGTTTAGTGGTAGTGCCTTTAATAGACATCATAATATCTCCTTAGAAATGCAAAGAGGGCCACCCAAGTCATCTCGGGGTAAGGAGAGCAAAAACCCTAAGACGACAAGGATGACCCTCATCTGTGGACCCAGGCCCCGAAGGGCCTAGGCTATGGCTTATAATCAGGAAAGACCTGTTATCATACCACCGTCAGCATAGTTCATGTGCTTGAGCGAATATTCGCCGACCACAAAATGCTTGTCCGAGTCCCCAGTTTTACTCAAGAGAGTACGGGAGAATGGACGTAGCACACATGATCGCCACATAGATGGGTCAATCAGGAATGCATGGGTTGTTAACTGGTGCCTGTTGAGCGTAACTTTGTACTCACCATAGGGCGTCACTAGCAAATCAATGACGTTAACGAGTGTCTTCGTTTGAGCGAATTCACGGTTACGTCCAGAGGCAGCTGCAAAGCCAGCGACGATTTGTGCATCACCTGGTTTGATCATCAGAACTGATGGATCAGAACCGTTGTTGAAGCAATCTTCGCCTAACTCCAGGATTTTAGCTTCTGTGAGTGCGTCAGTAGCGTTGGCACCAGCGTCGACAGATGTTGAGATCTGTTGTGTTGCTGAGTCCATCTCACGCGCTGCACTGGATGATCCAGCTGCTTTTGCGTTATCTACGCCTACATAAGCTCGCTCTAAATCGCGCTTAATTTCCTTAAGTGCGCGTCCAAGTTGATATGCGGTTTCCTTCGCCCTACCGTAAGTGGCAATGGCGTCTGAAGTTGCAGAAACTTGGAAAGCTTTGGTTAGGATTTGCGTGTTGTTAGAACGCTCTGTAGCACTGGTTAGAGTTGCCATAGATGCGTCGGCTCCTTCCACTTTTGCGTTATCCGCAGCGGCTGCGAGGGAGTCTTCTAACCAGGAGAAGTTACGAGCAGAGACTTTCTCTGATCGAATTAGACTGAACATGGGGGTATCAGTAGGAGTAATATCAGAAATGATATCCGATACGTCTTCCTTCCGACCCACCTGATCGTACGTTGTGAAGGTCGTCATGTTTGTTACCTTTTATATTGAGATTGTTGAACTTTAACGCTCCCAACGTGACATTAGAGCATCAGCAATATCCTCTAGGTCGCCAGAACGGCTCGGGTTACTCCTCAGACGTCTGACAGCATCATTATTACGCTGGACCCGTAGGTCGGCGTCGTTCTTAGGTGCTTTCTTAGTCTTCAGAACTTTGCGAGTTCCTTCTTTAGTTTTAATCACCTTGGCCTTCGCTTTCTTTGTTTTTGCGCTGGCTTTTGTCTGATCATATAGACGTGCCTTGTTAAGGATCATGATGACCGCTGGGTCAACATATCGATCTACTTGTTCCTGGGGTAAACCCTGACTGACTGCGTAAGAACGAATGTTATTATACAATTCGTCTCCCCAGTCGGGCAGTTGTTCAGATAGAACCCTTACGCAACTCTGAGCCGCTTCTTGCACTTGCTTTTGTTGTTGTGCCTGGGCGTCCTTGTAGAATGCGTCAGCTTCTTCTTTTAGGAACTTTAGATCTTTCTCGGCTTCCTGGGCTTCACGACGAAATGCGGCGAAGTCTTCAGTCGACATCTGTCTGCTTGCAACTAGCATGTCTACTTCTTGATAAGGCTTCATACGCGCTTCCGCACGTTCCAGGAGTTTCCGATAGCTGATGTCTGCCTTTGCCAAAGCGTCTTCCGCTTCTTTACGTTTGGCAGCTGTTTCTTGAGACTTACGGGTCAATGATGCTTCTTGTCCATAAAGACGTTTTAGATCCTTTAAGGATGCCTGTTTCGTCTCACCGTCGATTGGTATTTCAACCAGAGTATCGTCAGACAACTCAACTTCCGTTTCATCATCTTCTTGATCTGTCTCTGGTTCATCTTCATCTTCAGTGATGCTTTCATCAGGGTCCTCTTCGGTATCTTCGACCTCTTCATAATCATTGTCATCATCTTGTGTATCTGACGTGTCCTCGTCTGTCTCATCGACGGGGGGTTCGTCAGTTGCCTCTAGTTCTTCGCTCTCTTCGGATAGGTTCTTACCGTCCGACCAGCGTTCTAGTATGGCGTCCGAGGCATCCATTAAATCTTCAAATGCCCTTGGTTGAGTAGCTTCTTTCTGGACGTTAGACATGGTCCTATGCTTCCTCTTGGCTGTTATCGCCGCTGTCTGCTTTAGCTAGTATCTCGTCTTTGACTGAGACCTGTTGCTTCAGTGTGTTAACCACGTCAACAAGTGCGCGATAGTGGTAATATGTGATCGAGCGTTCCTTGTTATCCTCAGGCTTTGAGTTAACAAAGTTCTGAAAGGTTTGATCTACAAGGGTGTTAATCACTCGGGTGAAAGGTTCTGATTTAAGTAGTGTTTCACAGTCTTCGCCGTACTTAATCATAGTTTCTTGATCATTCATTGATCATCTCTCCTAGGTTATTTTACTTTTTAGGTGGTCGGCCCTTTTTGGACCCATAGGTTCCTTTACCTTTAGGCATAGGTTACTCCTGTTGTTAAACTGGTGGTTACCCAGTTGGTGATGCGATAGCTCTGACGTCGTCAGCGGTTCTCGCTATCTCTAGTTCGGCTTTGTCGACCATTTGCTTGTGCTCGAGTTGTGCCTCTTTGAGATCCTGGTTGTCAGACTGAAGTGCGAACTGTTGTTGTGCCTTCATCTGATCTAACTGTAGTTTCATCTGTGCAATCTGAGCGTCCATCTGTGCCTTCATCTCGGCTACAGCTGTCTGACGTTCTTGCAGTTCCAGTTGTTTCTGTTGAGCTTGCATTGCCATCTCCTGGGCTGGATCTGGCTGCTCTTGTGGAACTTCAGATGGTGGCGTTAAGTAATCTTTGACGTTCTTAATGCCGTTCTGCTCCATGACGTGTGTCATTAGGGCGTGTTGGTTCTGTGGTGTGTACATTGTGCTCAAGACTGGGTCCTGTGACATCAGCCCGTGTAACACCAGGTACTTTTGTGCTTCGGCTTCTTGCTCACCGTATCCTAGGTGTAGCTCAACGGTGACATCTCGCTTCTGGCCCCAGGCGGCTGGATTAACGGAGACGTAATCACCAGCAATCTCTACGATCTTGGCGTCAGGCTCGTTCTCGACAACCAGCTGGTAAATCATTTGATACAGAGGCTTTAAGAAGTTGTTTGCAAAGTTACGTGCAATAATCTTCTGACGCTGTTGGCTCATCGTCGCCAGTTGTTCAACCATAGCCGCTGAGTTTTGCTTACTGATAGCGTCTTTGTTGAGGCCCTGTGATAGACGTGAGACGCCTGTAGTGTCCTCTTTGTCCTCGTCCAGCATCTGGATTGTCTGGAAGATGAACGGGTTTAGAGGTGCCTGTAGCATTGGGCTGATTGCATCTGGCCTAGAAACATTGACGATGCCCCCGACGCGATTGTCAATGAGCTCCCGTGGATTAGTAAGACCGCCTTTGACCACAGTGTATCTTGGGTTGTTCGTGATCATAGCGTGATCGAGGATCGACCTGGTCAAGACGGTACGTGCAGTCTGGATAGGGACAACCTTGGACCCGAAGTTAGACCCGAAGAACGAGTGTGGGATCGGGAGTGGTACGAAAGCACAGAAAGGTTTGTATGTGCACTTCTCTTTGTGAAGTATTACGTTCCCAGCTTTTATTACTTTGTACGTTTCAGCAATGCCAGTAGCATCGAGATCGATGTCCAGGTATAGCTCATAAACAGTGATACTCCTGACTTGATCTTGGAAACCTTTAGCATTGAAGCCACGGTCTTGACCAATCTCTTCGTGCCTTGCCAGCACTTCTGGATCGGTTTCCATTTCCACATCTTCATGATCTCCAATCTTCGCAATAAGCTCTTCATCATAACCAGCCTCTCTAAGTTCTGAGATTGTCATAGTGGTTCGATGACCACAGAATTGTACGTCTTCTAGTGATTTAGCTTGAGGCTCGATGACGAACTGTTCTGGAGCAATGGCCTCAATGACGACCTGGCTTGCATCCTGGGAAACACGTAGATCCCCAGAGTAAAGACCTAGTTCATCTTGTTCTACCTCTTCGATCTCGACGTTGTCCTGGGCGACGATTGTGTCAAACTCTTCCTCGGTTAAATCCTGGATAGGCTCCAGGTAACTGTCGGTGCGCTCGTCCCAGTACACCTTACATATACCAGTCCTTGCTATAAGACCGTCGTGTATAACGGACTGCATTACCTCGAACAGGTTGTTTTGTCTGTTGGCTACGTAATCACAATACGCTGTAGCTATATCAGCGATACGTGTATCCTCTCCAGTCTGAGGTGCGAACCGTACCGTCTTATAGCCTGTGCTAAATGTCTCCAGGAGTGCAGCCTTCATGCTCTCTACTGCGTCGTAGACGTCCATAGAGACATACTTCGAGTTACCATCATGGGCTGGCTTAGGTAGAGATGCATTGTAGAAGTCGATAACTTTGCGGCGTTCTTTGGATATCTGCGAGTCATAATATCCGATTGAACGACGTATGTTGTCGTCGATGATCGTGACGAGTTTATCGTCGTCCACCGCTTTGTATTCTGTTTTATCCATAGTGATTATACCATTTCAATATAATAGTCATCTGCACTCTCTATTGGTTCCCAGGCACCTTCGTGCACGTGATTGGCTAATGCCAACGACATGACACAGTCGTCGTAGCATCCTGGTTCTGCTTCCATAGATCCGCTCTCAGTTACCACGTAAGTAAGCATCTCTCGGATCGTTGTTTTGTCATTGAGTTCTACCTCGCCTTCGCGCACTGATGCTCGAAGCTCGTCAATGATTAGAGGCTTAGTTTTTGCTGTTGTGCTAAAGCCTAACTTGATGGTTTCCTTGTCTGTCAGCTTGTCGACCTGGACTTCCGTAAAGAAGTTTGGGTAGGCCATATCTTTAGCTAACCTGGTGCACGTCAAAAGGCCGTGACCGTTGTTCTCAACAATGATGAACGCTGTGTTATAGAAGTGTCCCAGGTGATATAGGACGGTTGCATAGTAGTCTGGGTGCACATGACCTCTCCAGGTTGCCACCTGGCGTTTCTTACTGTCGAGGACCTGGGCTACACTGTAGTCACCGCCTCGGACGCCCATAGCAACATCCGCACCAACAACATATTGCTCACCAGGGTCATGACGCCTGTATAGCGTTAGTTCACCACGTAGGTTGTTCAGCCAGTCTTCTCCCTCGAGCGCTAGGCGCTCCACAGGGTCTCGAGCAGTAGTCAAAGTCTTCTGTAGCTGCTCTGGGTTAAACACTGGTCGACCTGTTGTCAGGAAGGCTTCCTCAGGCTCTGAGGGGTACTCCTGTTTAAACAAGTCCAGGCCGTTCTGTGCAACCTTACGTCGTCTAAACATAAGCTGACCATCATCGAGATCGTATGCTTCTGATAGCTCTTGTTCTTCGGGTGTACGCTCAAAGTTCTCAGGGACCGTCTCTCGATACTCAGGGTCTGCAAACCAAGGGATAAACACTGGTACAAAACCGTTAGTTCCCTCGACTGCTCCTTTCCAGAGTTCGTAGAAAATCCCACTGACCCCATTGGCTGTACTCTCGACAAATATAGCGGTGCCTTTAGTATTGGGGACAGCTTGGGTCAGTGAGTTCCAGTTGTCGGCTGCGGTGGTCTTAGACCAGAACGCAAGTTCCGACGCATGAACGTGGGTCAGGGTCTCCCCTCGACCAATAGCCTCACCACCAGCCGTAGCAACAACATATGAGCTATCGAGCACATCAAAAGACAACTCGCGGCGTGAAGAATACTTCGTGTGTGGTTTTAAGATCTCAGGACAGTTCTCATGATAGCGCTTAGTCATATCAAATAGGGCTCTTGTACTATCTGAGTGGTGTGTAATCACCAGGGCCTTCGCAGCTTTGCGCTGGGAGACGCTGAAGTACAGGTAGCCGCCAACATACGTCGATAGACCTTGCTGACGTGCCTTCAGAATGATTACTCGGACTTTGCCTTCTGTCTTCAGTTGATCAGTTACTGCATCGTCCAGGATCTTCTGGGCTGGTTTTAACTTAAGTGGTGCAATGTCACCCGTCTTAGTACGGATCTTGAGTGCACCGTTTGCGTAAAAACTGAAGTCCTCATAGAGACGTTTACGGACCTCAGCCAGCTGCTCCTTTGTAGCCATCGTTGGCTTATTCTTCTTGTTGTTGCTGCTCGTCGCTACTGTCATTAGTAGGCTCGAGAAGTGAACTGAGGAACTCTTCGGCCTTACCGACAGTAATCTCAGATTTAGCTACTGGTTTGACTTTAGTGAAATCAAGGACCAGCTTTGCAGCCTGTAGTCGATCACGGTTGTGAATTGGTGTACGCATGATCTCGATTGCGGTCTCTAGAGCTTCCTCGGCGCGTGGGTCATCGATCTCATATTGTTTCTTCATAATACTTACCGCCTTTCTGGCGTCCTTCTTTGCCTGGTCAACGATTGGCTTAATTGTTTCCTTTGTGTAACCGTCAGGGACGTT